ACACAACAATTTTATCAACGACCACTTTTACAATATGGGTGGCGGATTGATGGTTGCCTATGATAACGGACACAACTTAGTGTCAGGAGTCGAATTTGACCATCTGAGCGGCTTAACCTATTATGGCGTAAGCGGTGCTCATGGCATATATTTTGACGGGGGTAGCGGAAGTGTAGGGCAAAACAACGTTACAGGATGCTCGTTCCATGACTTCACAGGCGGAGGGGGATTGCAAATAAAATGCCAATACAACAAAGTGTGGAACAATACGTTCACTGATTTTGCAAGCGGGTCAGTGCCCTTCAGTATTTACAGTCAATATTCTGGGGCAACAGCCAACGACAACGACATCTACGATAACACATATACTAATTGCTGGTTTGCGATTATGATAGGCAACGGTGCCTGTAATTCACCTACATTGCGAAACAAAATTCACGATAGCATCTTCATTAACGTAACATATTGCATAGCGCTAGACGCCACCGACCCTTCAACGCAAGCGTGCAACGACACTCAAGTCTTCCACAACACATTCACTTCATGCACAAACATATTTCCAACTTCTCCCAGCTCGCCCAGCCTAATCGTAAACACAGTGATTAGAGATAACGATTTCAACGCAATATCTGTTGGCTCATGGGTCACAACTTGCACAAACACCTCAATATACAACAACACGGCCATGGCAGACTACAAAATGCTGAACATGAGCGTTGTCGGCAACGGCGTCACAGTTCCAGATGGGTTAGGCTGGCAATACTATACAGGTACAACGGCATCGGTAATATGGCCTCCAACTGGCGGAAACAGCCGTGTAGACTTCAGCATTGACGGAGTGAACCAGACAACCACGGAAAGCCCAATAAATATAACCATGAGTGCCGACCACGTTGGAATCGCCTACTTCACAGGAACCCCTCCTCCAGTAGTTGTTACAATTACATTGCCAACAAACACGACCTGCACAATAACAAATGTTCCAGTTGAAATCTTGGCGAGCGGCGGAACCATCGGCACGATCCTGTGGAACTGCACCTTCACAAACGGCACCGTCGCCTACGCGAACACAGTTTACACAGTTCCGACAAGCATGACGCTGGAAGACGGTGCATACATCTTCAATGCTTATGCAAACAACACGCTTGGCGAATGGGACGAAGAAACAGTCATGTTCACCGTCCTCATAGTCTATCCTGACTGCGGTTCATGGTGGGGCGACTGGTGGGGATTGCCTAGCTAAACTGCTGCAAAGAAAAAGAAGGCTGTTTTACCGCTTCGAAGACCATTGTTTCTTTCAAGCTTCTAGCATGGTTCGTCAACTTATCGAGCAGAATCCACACAGAACTGAACCACGGCAGTTTCTTGTTGCTACATTCATATACCCATGGCTGAAATGGAGGAAACCCAAAGAGTGACAAATAAACGTCGAAGCCTGCATCCTTCATCATGCGAGGCAACGTTCCAACATTCAGTCTCGAATGTCTTTCATAATTTTTGTCACCGACATACTTAGCAAGGATTTTGCTCAAGCTTGGCAACAGTGAATCAAGCAACATGAGAGGGTTCAGTTGATTGCTTGTGGACCCTACAAAATGCGCTCCCTGTCGAGATACGCGAGCAATTTCTGCGAAAACACTTTTTTTCTCCGTTACATGTTCCAGCACGTCAACACATACTGTCATATCAAAGACTTCAGGTCTGAATGGCAAATGGGTTAGACTTGCCACGATGAAGTCGCCTTGTTTGGTCTTACATATGGTTAGGATATTGTTCGTGCTGATGTCAACACCGACAAGGTGCTCTACAGAAGTTAGTATGCTGCCTTTGTCTCCACATCCTGCGTCCAAGGTAATGTGTGAACTCCGTCTTTGAAAGACTTGATTCACAACATAACGATAAAAGATGTAGTGGTAAGTTCCAAGATGCCAATAAGGTATCACTTTCTTCACTCCTCTTTAACCTTGAATTAACAAGCAAATAACATTTTCGTGAAGACGGTTATAGAACAATCTTCTAGGAGACAAACAGATGGGTTTAGACTTTAGCGTGACCCGAAGGGAACTGCAGTTAGGCGCCGCTGACTCGGTCACGGGATGGTACGCCAAAAACTGGGCCGAAACACAGATTGAAATGGCAATCTTTCCCCGCGCCATGCGTTCTATCGCTCTTTCAGCGGGCTTCTATCCGCACTACGAGGTTAGCGGGTTTCACCTTGACCCAGTCGCGGAAGGCGACGAAATCGTAGACAGCTTCGGCAAGTATTATGAGGTAGAGTTAATCGCGCCGAATGCCTTCGGGGACAGTCTGGTTTACTATGAGTCTCAACTTACAGAATTGCCGATTCACTATGACATGCCCACAACGTATGGGGCGGGCGCGACGGTGGAAGACCCGCGGCACAGGACAAAGGACTATCTTGACACTTATCTGTTGGCGGCGAACCTGAAAAAGAACGACGGAACCACACAGGCCACATTCATTACGTGTTGGGCTGACCCGCCGTATCACATCAAAACGGTTTTCGTCACGAAGGGTGTGGACCTAATCTATTCAATCGGCAGGCAAACGTCTACACCGCTAATCGGCGGCGACAAGTACGCTTACGGTTACAAAGAGAAGGTTACAATTCTTCCATCCGCCATTGATAAGACGGGAATCAGCGGGAACAACCTGATTTGGCAAGGCGAACGCGAACTCAGACGAATAACAGAAGCCTATCCGTTGGGTAGCCTCAGAAACTTTGAAACGTTTGAACTTGAACCGCAGAACCTCGGCTCAACCACGCTCTACACCCTCAAATGTGTTATGGACTACACGAGGAACCTGACTTGACAAAACCAACAATCACCTACGTGCACGGGTGGCTAGACGATTGTAGCGACGCCACGGGCTGGGTTCAACACGACGTTGTTTTAGGCGCAGTCTTAACCGTCGTAAACGGCGACTACTTCAGACTCACGGGAACGCCTGACAGCTTCGGCGGCGAATGGACGTACTACGAGAAAGACATCACAAACATTCCCACTGACACCTACCACAACCTGCTCGTCAGGTGGAGAACAAGCGTGGCGGCAGCGGGTCTTCAGGCAAAAATCAGCGTAGTCTACGATGACGCCACGTCAACGGACACGACTTTGGGCTTCAGCACAAACTTCACAACCACCGTAATCGCTTTGCCCACGGGCAAAACAATCGACAAAATCCAGCTGTACGCCGACGACAACCCCGACACCGTGATGGCAGGCACGTTCTGGGTAGAATTTGACTTTGTCTTGATCTGCCAAGGAATCTTCACTTGGCCCTTCGTTTCAGGCGGAGTCGAACTTGAAGGATTCAACAACCTGCAATACCTAAAGATTCCTGGCAAAGTTGGCAACGCAACCCAGTATCTCGGCGGCGAAGACTCAACGATTCATGTATACGGTGACATTGACACTACAGGCGTAGATGCGGCTGGCGTGCCGCAGGTCAATCAGGGTTGGCACGGACGTTGGACCACTAAGGACGGCGAAACCTTCTACACGATTCTTCACTACGGCTTCTACGAACCGTGGGAATGGTTCACAAGCGACGTTTGCAACATGAAAGTCACGGTGGACCGCATGGTCATACGGCAGGCAAAGAGCAACGAGAACCTGTTAAGTTACGATTTGTATTTGCGTGAGTACCGTTTGGGTTCGGCGAACGTGGAAACGAATCTTGAAAGGTTCGGGATCTGGCCATGACATTCATTTCAATTACGTGGCACACTATGGGAGACGACAGAGTTTGTCCAATCTGCCGAAACCTAGAAGGTTATACATGGAGTTATGAACCCATAACACATGAACTAAGTGACTTACTGATACACCCACAGATGGGCGTTGTCTGGAGTGTAACGGAGGGATCACGCGCACATGGTCACAGAGGAAATTGTCGTTGCCATATAACCTACGTTGTAGACGTTTCAACTCTTTTGAATAAAGCAATAGCCATACGTGACCAACTTCTCCAACTTGTTCCTGAAGCCGCAATGACTCCCATAGGCGAACCGCCAATGCCAGAAGGATAGATGATTTAAACATGAGTCTCGGAGAAATTGGGCAAGTTTACTCTGTTTTGCAAGAAATAGATGTGATTCTTGGCAAACTAGAGGTTAAAACAAATACTCTCAGAACGGAAACGGTTCATGTGGTTGGTGCACTCCGAGAAGTGGAGTACATGTTTTACCGCATCAGTTCCCTTCTCAGCCGTTTAGGGTTGCCGCCAGAAGTTGACGAAGCAATCAACAAGATACAACGCCTCATACTTATGATACGACTATTGCACACAACCATGATCTTTCTGCAAACGGATACGACCTACGGCTTGATGATGGGAATAATAAGCGGTGGCGGCGCGGTGTTGTCAAGCATTGATTTCAGCAACTACGCTACAAGGGGAAGATAAACACGGTCACTTACCTATCGTCTATTCCGCAAAACCGCGTAACAATCGCGCATGGCGGGGTTGCAACAAACTATGATAGTTTCTTCAGAACCATCCAAGCGAACCTGAGAGAAAACGCTGTTGATCAAGCCATCCTAAAGTTTCCAGACCTAAAAAGCGGTTGGTACCCAAACAGCATCGGCGTTGGCGACTTAATCACTATTGGAGTCAAAAACGCCTCAGACGTTGCTTACACTACAGTATTTGGAGGCAAAATCTACCTAGCCAAACCCGCGGTGAGCGGAACCGAAGAAGTGTTGATTCAAGCCGACGGCATAGGCTACGGCTACAAGGACATGCTCTGCTACGAAGAATACGGTTCCGAAAGCATAAACGACAGTGTTGACACAATCAAGAAAATACTGGAAAACGCCACTGTCGGCATCAACGACCAATATGTTGAACACATCTTCAAAGGCGTAGTCAGCGGACATGATTACACGCCTCAATGCGAAACCATCGATGGAAGCATCCGCTACCTTTTTGCGCCCTTCAAACCATGCAATAAATTCCTAGACGATGTATGCGACCTTGTTACCGCAATAAAAGCTGGAGGCGCAGGTCCACATTGGACGATTGACCCCAACGGAAACGTTTGTGTGGCAACCATAGGCAACCACGGAGTACCAGCAGTCACCTATTGGCCGACATGGCTAGGCGGCGAAACCAACGCTACATTGACGCAGGGAATAGATTTTACAGGGTTCAACTTTGAAAAGTTGGAGAAAGAGGCAAACTACGTTCTTTACGTTGGGCATTGGCAACGACCCGTACACGATGATTGGACAGAAGACGGATTCGCACGCAGTTTATGGACTGCCGTCAGTGGTGGTGGCGCAGGAATCACACTGTCAGACGATACAACTATTACAGCTGACCCAACTACCAACCATGTTATTGTTGGTCTGAACAGTTTGCAGGCGCACGGCGAAGCAGCGGCTAACCCGCACTATTACTACTATCCAAGTGCTGGCACCATAGGCATTAAGATGTCCACGTTCGGAAGCGACAGGTACCCTGGCGAAATCAACTTTTACATGCGAGAAGACAATAACGCAACGCCTCAGATGGTGGAGGTGCGAATCAGCAAAACCGTGAACACTGACTATTGGTATTACAATTTGAAGCCGCTTGTGGATTTCGGATTAACAGGATCGTTCGTTCACATCACTTTGCCATTGGGAACGAAATGGCCTAAAGAACGTTATCCAAACTTCAGAGGATGGACAGGTGTTGGCGCGCCTGACTGGGAAGCAATAAACTACATTGAATTTGCGATTCAGCCAGGAGCAGGAGCAGGCGCAACAATCGACGTTTATCTAGATGATCTGTACTTGAGCGGGTTAGTCATGCGAGTTGCCAAAGAAGCAGGCATAGACGCAACCAATAAATGTCGGATGTTAGTTATTAGAGATGATGTAGCGCAGGACGACACTATGAAGTCTGGAACGCCTGGCACAACGGACGTGGGCACGATGGCTCGACTCGCCTATGCCGAACTGTTACGTGCCAAGTCAGAACCAACTCTAGGCGTTGTAACTACACGATTTATTCCAAGTGCCAAAGCAGGGCAACTGGTGCATATACACGCCAAAAAGACGAGTGCTGGAACATTCAATATTGATGATGACTTCCGAATTACTGAAGTTGTGCACAGTGTCACTGACCAAGAATACACAACCTCGTTGGACGTTACAACCGACGTAACTAACAGCCATGCGCGCACGCGTTTCGGAGACATCCGCACCGTACTGAAAGCTAGCCGCCCCGAATTCCAAGACAGGCAGGCATCCTCAATGAAAATCCCCGAGATTTGGCCTGGACACATAATCCTAACTGAAACTTACTGATGGTACAGGTCTGAATGTTTATACAGCCACCTAAGCAACCGCCGACCTAAAGGACGAACAACATACCACAGAAGAACAATGGCTATTATGGCTTCAAAGGCAATCCTGAAAAGCTCATAATCCCATAATTGCATACTTACTTCTATGTGGTCTCAGGCATATCTCTGTTTCTATGCATTTTTCACTTGTGCCAGCGACAGCCCTACGGCGGAACAGGGAGACTCATGCGCGCACGCACTGTTTTTTCTCGTTCCCTGAAACAGGCAGCCACAATCAGTACGCCTACGCCCGCAAGGAATAGGATGGTGCCTTCCGTCTGATATGGATAGTCAACCCAATGTCCATAGAGCCAGTTCGAGTGCGCCACAGGGTAACAGTCTGCGCAAATTCCAACCACTATGAGGAAGAGTCCAAGGGCCAACGTGATTTTTGTGGCTAGTTTCCAGTCTTCTTTATCCAATTTGTCACCTCCTCTTGTAGTCCCACACGCCAACCGCGTCCCCATCAGGAAACAGTAGCCAACTCAGTCCGTCTTTCTGGCTGAACTTTCCGCCGCCACTCCGCAACAGTTCTTTAGCCTCAGCATAATCGGCGTTTCCAACATTGTTCTGGTCTGTCGCTAGACGGTACGGCATGTTATTCCTGTCAAGAGTTTCTACCCACTTAATTTTTTGCGCGTCAAACTTCAGCTTTGGACTTCCTTGCGGTTTTGCCTCAGCACTTGGTTTCCTGTCGCCTTTCAAGTGACTCCTGATTTCTCCAACAATCGCGTCTATCTGCTCTAGTTTGGTCAACACATAGTCTTCACTCAACCTTTTTCACCTCCAAGCCATTTCTTGCCAAAGTTCTCAAACTCTATGATTTTCTGTTCCATAAGTTTGCAGAGTAGTTTCCAATTAACACGCCTTCCTTTCACGGGAACCCACTTTTGAGAAACTTTCGGATATTCCTTTTTAGCCTCATCCAAAACTTTGGTCAAGTGTTTTTCAACGTTGGAACAAACAAAAAAGGTTATACTTTCCTGTTCTTCCGTCAAATTTTTGGTAACGGGATTACATATCGCATAAATTCGTTTTTTGAGTTGTCCCTCTTCCATCACACATCACCTTCTTTCTTCTCGGTTTCCACGCCAACGGATAAACCAGCAAGTTCTTATTTGAACATTTCGCGCACAGGTAACTCGTTGAGGTCCTGTTGCCGCCCGACTGACGCGAAATGACCCGCTCACCCTTTTCCAAGGTTCTACGGCAAGCCTCACAGACAGGTCCGTGACCGCACTTGTTGAAGATGTGGCTGATGCTGTTAGAAGTCAAAACGACGAAGCCCCTCATCACCTTTTCACCTTTTCGAAGCTTACCCTCTTCAACGTCTGACCATTGAACCGAGTGTAAACGTCGTCCAGAAAGTCTTCTAGGCCCGTCCAAACATCCAGTACCTTGTCGTCAACCTTTTCGTCCTTGAAATTCCACGTTTGAACCCTAACCTTATTCATTCTTGGCTATTCCCCCAAATCCACGCCTTTGCTCTTATTCTGGATTATGAAGTTCTCTAAAGCAACGAAGAAACCCTTGCTGAACCGCTTCCGCCACTGAAGACGCGTAAGAACCCAGTGTTCTCCCGTCCAGACTTTCACAGTCCAAGGGGGATTGTACGTTATATGGTGAATTTGTATTCCGCTCTTGCGTCTGCGCTTACCCATACGGCTCTCTCATAGTTTCTTTTTCCATCCTCAGTTTGTATAATGCTAGGGTCCGTTCAGCCGCCTCCATGGGCTTGCCGCTTCGCCTCATAACCTCATCAATAATCATGCGAACCCGCTCGTAGGCTTCATCAGTCAACGGAATAGAGTCTCGCAAGACGCGGAAAACAACAAAATCAACCGAGCATCTCTGCATAGGAACAACCTCTACAACGTTCATCTGGTGTCTTACCCTTCAATCCTTTCAAGCATATGCCTACTTTACAACGATATTTTACAGCGTTCATTCCTTCAGCAACTCCAATTTTCGCAGTTGCCCAAACTCGCCTAGCAACCAATCTGTTTCCTGCAGGACTATTCCAAGATGCCCTTGGTTATCCCACAGTTTCAGCATTTGCTGTAGTTTCTGTTTTTGTTCGCCACGCTCCCTCTCCAACTCTGTTTTAAGCATTATCTCATAACATTTCTTTGCGGTTTCCTCGATTACTTTTTGCTCACCCATACTACAATACGCTTTCAATGCTGCCTCTTCGACTTTGGCTATTTCTTGTTGGGCATCCTCAAGCCTAACCCACTTCTCATCTGGATTGGCATTCTTGTAGTACAATTCGTTATGAATGAACGTAGACGTTTTGGCTTTTTCAGAGATTTGTCCCATCCTTATCAACTCTTGTGAATGTTTACATGGCAAGCACGACAAACAGTGACTACTACTAGGCGTTCTGCGTAGTCGGGATGATGGCGTTCCAAATTTTCAGTACTGTCGCAAATCTCGCATTGGCTTCCAACATTGACATGGTGACGTGCAAAAGCTTCAGCATTTGTTTTATGTCGATTCAGTTTCTTATACCGTTGGCAAACCATTCTGTGAGAAGCATACCATTCCCTTGTACGTTTGCGATTTTGTTCTCGTTTCTCAGGCAATCGTGCCTTTTCATTCTTTTCCAATCTTGCACCCAGATGTTGCTTGAACCACTCGTAATTATATTTTGGATTTCGGGTTCTCCATGCCTTATCTTTGCATCCCTTAGAGCAATACTGAGTATCAACATGTTTAGACATGAACGATTTCTTACATTCTAAGCAAATCTTCAGATATTTTTCAGACAGACTCATCTTTGCTCACTTTCCCTCTCCTTTGGCGATTTTACTGATGAACTGTGCAATAACATCAATAATGAGAGCAATGAGTAAACCTGCTAGAATGCCAAACTCCAAACTCATTTCTTTTCACCTTTAAAAGCTGAACCTTCCCTTGAATTTATACGACGATTCTAATTTGAACCAATCATCTGTGTACTTCCTTCCGCAAACCACACAATAGTGTTCGTAAGGCTGAGAAAGGAATGGATAGTAGAGGTTTCGCAAATGGTTCATAATGGTAGTCGGAATAACTTTTTGGATTTGGTGTTCTCCACTTATCAAAAGTACGAGAATTGGATTTCTCATTTCTTTTCGCCCTCCAATAGAGCCAAAACCCTTGTTAAGTCAACCGTACAATGAATATGGTGAGGGTCTACCCCGCTTTTTTCATGTTTGAGTGCTTTCTGTAGATTGTCAAAAACTTGCCCGCAGTGCCGACAATAGCAGTCTGCATTTTCTTTGATTGTTTTTATGTTTTCCTCCAACAAGGCAAGAACCTCTTTACATGCTTGCTCAACTCCATAACGATAGTCTTGCGTTTCCGACAAGACTGCACCTATCTTCATAACTTCTATTTTCTGTTTCAAACTTTCACTCATTTTTGGGCCTCTTCCACAAACTCATACACGCTTATCCTCCTTAGGTGGTTGCTCTTTATCATGCTCCGCGTCGTTCCAACCTCCAGAATCTTCTTTTGATGAACATGTTTTGCAAACCATAATCCAATAGCGTTTGAACGCACGGATGGGTCGTTTGGGTCGTAAGGCAGAAACTTTTCTAGGCCGCAAGCCCTGAAGTCGTCGCTACAGAAGCTTTTCTTGCCTTCAACGGTTAGGTGGCAACGGAACTTCTGGTAGAGGAAACGGTCTGTGCTTGACAACGCAAAGTCTAGACTCGCCATTCAAACACCATCCAATACGATGTTTTGAACGCATGTGTCGGCAAGGCCATTTTCAAACTCGATGTAATTATCCAACAGATCGACCTTCCGCATTCGTTGAACAATCCTATACATTTTCAGGTTAGTCTTTGAAAGTTGAGTTTCCCAATTCAGAAAACCTGTGCAGGGCATACAGCCAGACCTTTCAACCTTTTTGTAAATCGCATTTATTGGTAAACCGTTCTTTTCCAAGTATTCTCGAACTTGTCTATGTGTCCAGAACCCTATGGGATGATAACGCCAAAGTTCACCATATTTGCTACTGTGATAGTATTGTCCTCTCTGTGCCAAAGTGAACATTCTGACGCTGGATTCCGCGCAACGGAGACCTGTGAGTGTAGCTTCAAGTCTGTACTGTTTACATGCTTGTTTCATCGGCAGTTCCTTCAAGAAAACACAGCATTTAGGTTTGTCAGTGCCTACTCCGTAGACTCGTTTTTTGTTCTTGTATTTTCTACGAATCAGAGGAAACCCATATTCATCAATACATTTCCAGAAAGATTTGAGAGGCTTAGTTTCGATCAAGTTAAGATTCCATTCTTTTTTAAGAAGGTCTCGGTAAGCATAGGTCTCAGGATATTCCACGCCCGTATTGTTGAAAACTACCTTGATGTTCGGGTTAATTTGGAGAGCCATGTGAAGAACCACTACGCTACAATGTCCAAAACTGCAGGATACCGCTAGTTTGTCGCCATGCTTCTCTATCGCTCTTACGACAACTTCTTGAGGTTCCATGATTCTTGTCGGGCAATTCCGCATGGCATAGACTATTCTTGCTCTCTCAATTTTTGGGGAAATCCCTGTTTTCAGTTTTGTTTTTTGTTTCTCAACCACGCCTAGGCCACTAGCACACCCACTCATCGTTTTTCCCCTGCCCAACATTTTATCAAGTCTTTTAGCAGAAGTTGCTCAATATGCCCTCGAAGATTCCAAGTGTAGGTTGCATATTCATCATGGTATTTTATCCTGTCATGGTTTCTGAAATGCGTTATTTTGTCAAAAGTGAAGCCGTACTCGGTAATTGTCTGCACGATTTCTTGTTCATTCATGCGTTTTTTCTCCAATTATTTGTTGAAATACTCCTTATGGCTAATCTCTTCACAAATTTTGCAGAACTCATGTCCTTCTCTCACGGTTCCACACGAATCGGTCCAAGTTGCCTTCGGGTGCTTTGCTTCGTCGTAATGGTATTTTTCCCAATGACTGTAACAATGTTTCTGAGCTGCAACTAATTGGAAGCCCTGTTTCTGTCCAGAAAGACGCCAAGACCGAGAGCAATTAGGTACTGTGCATTTTACGGTTGCTACTTTCGGTTTATCGGAATGAACTATGTACTTGTATTCCCAAACGTCAGTCATGCCCTCACCTTCAGTTTTAGTTTTTAGTTTTTAGTTTTAGTTTTTGAATTTTTTCGTATTCGTAGTATTCATACCATTCAAGACCGCCTAAAACGATGTCATCGCCAACAAACCAAATATTAACAACTGCTTGTTTTGTCGGATTGTTCGGATTCACTATGATAATGGTCTGTATTTTTGCTTGCTTTGCTTTTTTACTCATGCTGTTTTCCTCCAGAAACTCCTTGTCGTCTTGAACCCGCCGCCCAACCTGACCCGAACCTCAACACGCCTCATCTCGCCCAACCGCCCAAGAATGCTCAACATGAAAGCCAGTTTCCGCCTATCCATGCCCAACGTGAGGGCCAAGTCGCCCGTGCGGAACGGCTTCAGCGGAAGGTTTCTGCGAATCACGTTCAAAGCTTCCTCGTCAATCATGACTGTTCTACCTTGCTTATTTCTGGAAGCGCCTTGAGCGAACTCTCCAACTCGGCAAGATGCGGCAGAATGACTTCATGCAACACTTTTGTCCCGTCAACGTTGAGAATGTACGGCAAAAACGCCACTGCCTTGCTCGTCTGCCGAACGTAAGCCGCTTGCAGGTGGGTCTTGATGAACCAGTGCATCTGCCTCATAGTCACGTTCCAGTTGATCTGTTCAGCCTTGTTTCTGGTTCGTTTATCCCAGATCGGGTAAGCCTCAACCTTCACGCTCAAAACATTATGCACACCTTCGATGTCTTCTTCAATCTTGAACATCACGTAAACGTCGTTCTGGTCTGGATTCCAATGCCAAAAAACGTCTTTGATGCCGTACTTGGCAAAGATGCCATCAATCTCGCTTTTCGTGTAAAGCGCGTTTAGCCGAGTAGTCTTGTACTCCAGCAGTGGATCATCAGTGTAAATTTTCATGGTTTCGCCTTCTTTTTCTTATTTCCAAATTTAGTCGTTTTCAAATTCACGTAAGCTTTAGGAGTTCGGCCCAACTTTTCTAGGTGTTCATGACGAGCAACCATTTCCTCAAGATTATCAAAGGTTTCGAAGCAAGGATGACCATTTGCACTTTGAAAGAAAAGAAGAAGAGGCAATTCGCCTTTATTCAAAGGGATTTCAACATCGAACGCCTCGTAAACATGGTTGAAAGATATGGTGATACTTTCGATAGTCATGGTTTCGCCTCGAAACATTTGCACCTATGCCAACGAAGAATGACTCCCGACTTCCGCTTGATGGTTGGGTTCTGGCAACGGTAGTTCACGCCTTTACCCCACAAGCAACGACCACACAGACTCACTTTGTTTCCTCCGTTGTCGTGTCCTTAACCCGCACCCCCACCGCCTCCCCAATGAATTCTTCGAGTTTCTCCATGTTGTGAATGTATGGCAAAGCGACGAAATCGACTTGTTCTTTGTTGTATGGAAATTGAAGTAGCCATTGCCTCGCATGGTTGAGAGAACAGAACTCTTGATTTTGGGCATCTCCCCCAGATCGCTCTTTCCAAAATACTGTAAGTTCCACTGCTTCGCCATCAGAAATCTTCATCTTGCAATAGTCGCAGAAACTTTCAGTGTGTTCAGGTTCAAGTATTGAACCACATTTATCACAAACAATCGCAGATTTTATTGGTTTCTTCATGTTTTTGGCTCCATACAACCCACAATCTCCCTCACCATTTCAAAAATTCTCTGATCTGTTCCTTGGCCCGTTGCACTTCCTCTTTCGTGTCTGCCTTGTACCGAATGGGCAAAACTTTAACATTGTAGAGTTTCTCAAGTTGGCCGCGCAGCCAGTCATCCCGCTCGTTGCCTTCTTGATGTGTTGCAAGGTTGTCGATGTAGATGGCTATGGTGCGGTCTTTCAGCTTCAGTACGGCGTCTGGCGTTGTTTTCTGCACGCAAAACTCACGGTCCGTCTCTAACGGTAAACCTTCGCTCTGGAGTTCTTGGATTACCTGGAGTTCAAACTTGCTTTTCTGAGGATGCATCAGCGCCTTGCGATAGTCGCCTGTTTCCTTCGGTTTGAATAGTGTCGGTTCAATCTTTGGTTTGGGTTGGGGCTTCACATGTTCCGCGCATCTTGGACAAACGTTCTTGTCATCGACTAGGGTGGCTTTGCTGATGTGGAATCCCATGTGGCAATTCGCGCATTCTACGATTTCGTTTAATGTTTCCCGTTGAATCCTTTGTGGGATTTGAGGTTGTGAGGTATCTTGAGTCGTAACAGTTTGCTTCGCCTGCGTAGCAAAACTCTCGGTCCTCGCTTCACCACCAAGTTTTCCAGCTTCAACCCTCACCTGATCCTTCTTCTCTTGAGGCATGTACTTGTAGATGGTCGTCAAACTCACGTTGTTTCTCTCATGGATTTGTTGCGGTGTAAACCCTATGCCTACCAGAAAGACAATGTCGTCGCGCATTTCTTCTGGCGTGTAGTCTCTGCGGCAGAAGTTAGTCTGCAATCGAGCCTCCGTTCTGTCTAATTCCGTCTTGACCTTATCATTTTTGACCACCCACGCGTCGGGAATAATCGCCTTTCTGTGCAAACCGTCAAATATGACTCCGTTTGCGTCTGCTAGACACGGCACAAGTTGACCAAATCTGCCTTTCAAACTCCCTTCTAGTGAGTAGTCTTCCGATGATTCTGGAACGGGCGGCGTGTGGCCTAGAGTCTCTTCCAACTTCTGATCTGAACGTGGTTCTGGCGAAGCGGGATTGACCTCTTTAGGAATGTGTATGATTCCTCCCTTGGCTTTCGGGTCGTAGGTTCCGCCATACTCCGCCGCCAACTTCAGCACCGCGTGAAACTTGGTAGGTTCCAAATAGAGAATCGACTTCATAGTGTATTCCGTCGCCGTGTTTTCGATTCGGAAGTAGTGTTCAGCTTCTTCCCTGCTCATCCCCGCATGTTCTTTTAAAAGGTCGAAAAGGTTCATGGTTTCTCACCCAGAATCTCCCTTATTTCTAATACTTCCGCTTCATCAAGAGTCATCTCTTTGCTTTCGATTAGAACGGCGGTTGTATGTTGCATTGCCCTAGTGACAAATTCTTTGCATGCCTTTTCGCTTTCACAACCAGAACAATTTTCATGTGTCTCTTTCCAGAGTTTGCATGTCATCCTACCCATCTTCTCAGTTCCTTCTTTCAGAAAGTCAAAACTGGTCATGTTTTCTGCTTCTCCTTATCCTCGCATTTCTTGTACCGCTCGCAACTAGGCGAACACGCAAAGCAAACATTCACGAATTCCTTCAATCTTTTCACTCCCAATTTTCTTGGCGATAGGCACCATGAAGTGCTATCAATGCGCTTATTATCAGGTGAAGTGCCATTCCAAACATGCCTATGGGTATGCCCAGATGTAGCCAAAGGAAAGAGACACAAGCCATCAGCAAACCACAGATTATTTCCCATATTGGATAAGACAAAATCACTCTACACTCCTTCCACCACTTCCCTATCCTTTCACGAGAGAACTTCCTTCTCAACCACATTCTGAATGTTTCTTTTTCTTCCTTCACAGTTTCACCTTCAGTGCCTCAATTTCCTTCTTGAGTTCCTCAAAACCCCGTTCCAGCGCCTCGATTTTGTCCATCATCTTCTCAGTCTCCTCATCGTACTCTCCATGCTTGACCGCGCTCGCGTCGTGCCTACGTTCCTCAGCTATCTCCCAATCCGTAATCGCCCTATCACTCATGCTTCCGCCTCTTTCTTCTTGACTTTAGTCTTAGTCAACTTCAGAATCCATGATCCATCCGTCCAATCTGTCCAAGTCAACATCGCATTGCAACATGGGCATTTAATCCATCTTTTTTGATTCATGTTTCCGCTTCCTTGACGCTTGCCCTACACTCAAGACTGACCGTGCACAAAGCCAAAAACCGCAGCAACTCAGCCCGACAGTAGAATGTGCGGCTCCACTTGCCCTCCGCAAGCTCAAACTCAGTCATTTCTTAGAACCTTCCTTCCAACGGTATTTCTTGTCAGCAATATGCTTGGCCAAATGCTGAATTATTAGCCAGAGAACATCCGCCTGCATGGCTTCGTCCCAAGGACCAATCCACCACGCACATCCTTTCACTGAACAATCCCAACGTTCGCGGGTCATTTTCAGTTCACTCCGTCCTTGAGGATTTTCTCTATTTTCTCAGTGCAATCACAACAGAAACGGTAGGTTCTCTGGAAGGACACTTGGAACTCAGAATAGTTTTCCTTCATTTCCCCACAATTGTCACATTTTTCTTTCGTCACTTTTCCGTCTCCTTCAAAACCGAAAACAGAATTTCGGCCTGAACGTAGGGATTCTGTTCTTTCGCTGCGGCTCTCAATGCCCACTTTCTCATTCCCTTATTCATTGGAAGCCCCCTTGACGAGTTGCCTCAGAGCATCACGAACCGCTTCCGTCCTGTTCCCGCCATACTTACGCTCAACAAGATCGTCCAATTCCTTCAGCAAGTCATCTGGAATGTTCGGGTGTATTTGGTGACAGAACGGCGGTCTATGAACTCTTTTACCATTCATCTTTTCAATCACTCCTTCTTAACAATCAAACTCAAGGGTTAGGTCAGCGATTGAGAATTCTTGGTCTGCCAAAGCTTCTAAGAACTTGGCAACCCCTCGCATTACCTTAAGTCTGTCTTTGTGGTCAAGTTTGTTGTTGAAAGATATTTTCATCTTTTTGTTTCCTCCTTAATTTTCGGCTCCACACCCAAAACCTCCTTTATTTTAAGGTTAGAACCATGCCATTCCATAGCTACCTCTTCGTCAACGCGATGTTTTCTAGCTCCTCTCCAAGCCTTCTCAGCCTTTTCACCATCAACAAGTTGTGCACGAAGTTCCTTCTCAAAACCGAACCGCCAATTTATCATTCGGACAACAAGTTTTGCCCTATCTTTTTCGTTTCTACATATGGGAACTTCTGGAAAACTCTCCAAGTTATACTTCATATTTTCTGTTCCTCCTTCACCTTGAAACGGCAACTCTCCACGCAGTCAGGCAAAGGCGCGTTTTTGCTGGAAGGACACGGATACGAAGAACAATCATTACAGATTGAGTTGGGCACGAAAGGTCCGCCCTGAACCCTGTCGTACGCTTCTTGAAGATCCTCTGGAAAGATCATGTTGTCCGCGTAAATGTCCGTCGTGCTAGAGTAGACGTGCCGTAGCATCAGTTGCAACATTTTCTTTGAACTATCCGATTTGTCGCGGAGAACCCAATTAGCAACAAAATACTGTCTGAACATGCGAGGCTTCACGCCTTGAACGCCTGCAGCCAACCCGACCTTGCGGATGATGTGCCATATCTCCTGAACCGAAAGCGGCAAGCCCTGCTTAATGTGCTTCCAGCTTCTGTCTCGAGTGAAAACGTAACCTTCAAGTCTGTCTCGAACTAGATCCTGAATGCACTGTAACGTCACCGCATCACTTGGCAACGGACACAGAACCTTCCGTTTCGAGTCCAGAACCTTAAGCCAGCGCGTGTCAAAATCGATGTTTTCAATTTTGAGAGTAGCTATTTCGCCAGTGCGCAGTCCGACTTTCATCGGCAACCTGACAATGGTGAAATCTCGTAGAGTGCAGTGTTCTCTTGCATAGTCATGGATGTGTTCAATGTCGGTTCTGCGAATGATTGTGGCGTGAGAAGCCCAACTGCGGTATCCGCCATCTGTCATGGAAGCAACAATTCTGAGTTTCAGTCGCGCCTTAACGGTTTCGTTGCTCTTCCACTTCTGAACCGCGGACTGAGACAAGTTAAAGTGGTTCATTGTTTCAGCACTTCCAATTAATCGGTTCCAGAGCCATTTCCAAAACAAGCCTGTCCAACGCTTCTTTCCCTGTCCTGTTTCGCCAATTCGTGAAAGCCCTTCGCCTTCCCTTTTGAGTCATAGAAGTGACATCGTGTCCGCGAATAGGCGCAATATCGCACATCCACAAGTCAAATAGTAAGCGATGATATGCGCAGGAAGTATCTTCGCCAGAAAATTCTGTTGAGTCTCTAGGATTGGGACAACCCGTAACTGTGCATTTCTTCACGTTGGGCTTGCTTTTTCTGATGTTCCTGTAGCGAACTTCAAAATCTTCTAATGTAAGTTTTTTAGTGTGGTTCTGCATCTGTCACCATCTCTGAGCTTTACGGCTTTGCTTCAGCAATGTTTCAGTGTAGTTGAGGAAAGAAAGGCAGGTTTCGCATCCTGTTTTGCCAACGCATTTTTGGCATGGCGAGCCTTGCGTCTGCATCAAACACCAACCCCTTCAGGAAGGAATTGGAAGACGCTTCGTATGTCTTCTTTTAGCCTTGCATAGAGGTTGATTCGTTCCTGTCCGCGCTGTTTTGCTTTTGCTAGTTCTTCAGTGTGATATTTGATGTCGCGTTTGCTGGAGGAAATTGCCTCTTTTATGAATCCTTCGAGCGTGATGGGTTCTCTGATGTAAGGTTCACCATCAGCCACAACAAGGTCAAGCTGTTCAATGCCGAATTTAGCGATTGACTTTGTAACTTCATGCACTTTGTCTGAGGCGAGAATGCGGTTTAAGCCATCTCGAACCCGTTCATGTCTATCGCTCAGTTTGTTGGCTCTAACTACCGACTTCTTGTTTTCTTCTTCTCTTTTGTTGTCATCTGTCAGCCATAGTGTCAGCCATTCTTTGTTGGTTTTTGTAGCCAATGTTCGACATTTTTTCTTAGCCTTGTTCAGTTCTTTCTGATGATAGTTGATTTCGGATTGCTCGCTTTCCACAAGTTTCTTCTTGATCTGTTCTTCACTCAAGTCAAAAGCGTCGTCACGTAAGGTTACGCACATCCCGAATGCTCTTGCTAAACCTTCCATGACCCATTGTTTTGCTGTCATCGTCGGGTTTCTGTCAATCATATCTGTGTATCCTGTTGGCATTTTTTCACCATCTCTGTTCTTTACTGCTCCGTTTCAGCAAGTTTTCAGCATAGTTGGCAAAGGCTAGGCAGGTCGCGCATCCTTCTTTTGCGTCGCATTTTTGGCATGGCGAATCTTGCGTCTGCATCAAACACCAACCTCCAACAGTTGAGTGAGACGTTTCTCCTTCTCTTTCCGATAGCCTGCGATTTGTGACACGTTTTGGAAGTAGTATTTCATTTCGTCAAGCATGAATTCAACGTCAGCGATTTCTTCAGCGAACTTTTCATAATTGTCGCTCTTGGCTTCTGGAGTACTATTTTTGACTTTTCGATTCAAATGCAAAGTAGCAACAGCGAGCTCATTTAGTTCTTCAACAAGCAGTAGAAGTTGCGAATGAAGACCCCATCGGGCTTCTGATAGGTCAAAAAGCTGTTTCAGACTTAGTGCATCTTGTATCTTGCGAATGCTATTTTCGTTCTGCATTATGGTGACACCTTCAAAATCTGAAGTTCTGGATAATGAACTTCTTTATGGCAGTTCTCGCAAACCAAAACAACTGTGTCAATGTTGAAAGCACCGTTTTGCGGGTCTTCAGAAGAAAGCAGTCCTTTTGCACCCTTCCATGCGCCCTTTCGCCCATTCGGATGATGAAAAACTAGAGCCGCGTAGTTCTTATCATAGCCACATCTTTCGCATTTTCCGCCCTTCAGTTCCACCAGTTTCAATTTTCTTTTTCGGTGGTTCGCTTTCTGCTTCGGAAGGTACTCCCTTGACAGCCTCTTTATCTTGTCTTGGTGTTTGAGGTAGTAAGTCCTATTGTATTTTTTCTGGCACTCTCGACAGTAAGGAGAAGTAGCGCCCCATTTCTGCTTCGTGCCACACTTGGCGCAAGGCTCAAAGATAGGTGTCGCATCTCTTACGACTAAATTCAACTTTTTATTGGAGACTTCAAATTCTCCCATGCAAGAGCCGCCGTTTCTTGAAGTCATATACGTTACGCGTATGTATTTAAGGTTTGCTATACCTGAAGCGTATAACAAGTCTTAAATCTCAAACCGCCATATACCCATAACTACATTTCTCATAGGTTCAACTGCCGCGTAACATAAAAAATGGAAACGTGGTGTCGTGAGCAAACACACTCGAAGCGTAGAAGCCCAAGAGCGAAGGTTGCAGCGTCGAGAAGCCAGAAAGATAGTCCAAAAGTTCGCTTTTCAAGACTTTCTAGTTGCCGAGTCCATCAATCGATTGACACCTGAACAGATCGCGGATAAGATGGCCACACTGTTTCCTGACGGGGTTGTCTACAATTTTGCGGTGAGGTACGAACGGGGTGAGGTTTTGACGGATTCTCGTGGAAGAGGAAGCATCCAGACATGACGGATGACACTTACTGCAGGCTTTACTGCAACGCATTATTTTCGGTCTATTGCATTCGATTTTGTCGCTGGCAAAGGCAAATCTACGAGTATTGGACTATCTCGTCATCTACAAGTCCAACGACTCAGGTATCGTTCTAAAAGAAAATAGGGGGATTGATGAATGAGCAAGAAAAACAAGAAGCGTTCCCGTGGCATAAAAGCCGCGGGGGTGACAAAGAAGAAATGAATAAGGCAATAGCCATAATCCTCATAATTGCAATAGTGACGCTGTGCGGTTTCTGCATGGCGTATGGAGCCGACTTTTACGGTTTCAGAGGCGCGGCAAACCACTTTTTCCTCGAAGTAGCAGGACCAGCAATCTACAGTACGTTGTCAGGAATCGCAGTCACAATAGCCGCAAACCAGTGGTACCAACTTCTTCATCCGATACTGTGGATGGTTGCAGGTGGCGTACTCGTTGGTATCGCATGGAAAGCCCTTAAACCTCACATGCCAACACAGTTGGGAGGACCTAAAACAGTAGCAACCCAAAAGACGATGACTATGCAAAAAGAACCAGCCGAACCAGAACCCCCTCAGAAGACTGAAAAACCGATTCAACAATCATCGGAGCAATAACAAGTGAGCAAATATCTTCCTGGATGGCTGAAGCCGAAACCCGTGGACATGATGGGCGACTACACTGCAGCATATAAGGTGAAAACTCGGTTTGGCATGTTGGGTCCCGTTTCTTCTGGCAAAAGCACTATTTGCGCGGGCATCGCCTACACATGCGAAAGCCTAAGCAGTTTAGTTCCCAACTTTTACTGTCGAGTCCTTCCAACAAGCACCCACATCCTCACGGACGCCAGCAACTTGACGCTAGGCCATTTTCCTGAGAAAACAGACCCAATCACGCCGCGAGCTCCAGAAGCTGGTTTCTTGATTTGCACTCGCGGCTGGCGCGAAAAGAAGGTTCAGGTTCCGATATGCGATGTGGCTGGCGAAATCACGGATTACATTGCAGCCAAGTCATCTGGATTTACGGCTGCGCAAATGATTAAGCAGAGGATGCAGAGCATAAACGCGCAGGTCGTCGAAACCGTCAAGGACTGCCAAGGTTTCATCACCGCGTTCGACGCGTCGGATGCATCAATGTTCCGAGAGTCCGCATCGACTTTCGATTCCGACGTTTATATTTACACGGTTATGAACGAAATCCTAGAGTACAGGCGCCGAAACAGGAGGCCTGACCCGCACATTCTTGTTGTGCTGACCAAGTGGGATCAGGTGATGAAGCGGGCCAAAGACATTCAGATGGACGTGTTCGACGAAAGCCAAGACGGGATGGCGAAGTTCATGGCGAACGGGTTCATGGCTACAAACATGCTCTTGAAACCGCTACGCGATAAGGGTCTAGTCCACTATTTCAGGTCATGGTTCAACATCAAGAAAAACGAGGACGGTTCAGACTGTTACTGGCCCAGCAATGACGGAATGCCTTCTAAGAAGCCCGTCATCGACGTGATTGAACACGAGCAGGACTACATTCGGTTCAGGCCGAACTTTAGCCAGCCCGACTATGTTGACATGGTGAATCTTATCGGGTCGTTCGGTCAATGAAGATAGAACGGTTCTTCTACGGCATGATAGACGGGAAGATTTACCAGTTCAAGACGGACTATCTCAGGGCGGTTTTGTCTGACAAGAATTTTGAGGCACTGAGAAAGGTGACTGAAGAGGACAGCGACAAGTACCTGTGGTTTCCCAGCCAACAGTTGGTAGCGTTGCCCCACGTAACGAAGGTCGAGGATGAAGATGGCAGGACTTGGGTGCAGAACCAAACTCTCGTTATGGGCATACACGACTATCTTTGCATGACAGACCCGAGCAAGTACCTGTCAAAGTTTTTTGTTCCAGAACTCACAGAGATTCCAGAAGTGTTTGAGCCTTTGGAAGTGAACCCATGACGTTCAATATCGGGAAGTATATGCAGTTCTGTAGAACTCAAAATCACTTAGAAACCATGGGCAATTCCTGCTGTGTTGTCTGTGGTAAGCGGCTAGTTAACGAGATAGAAGTGGTACATCTATGAACAAAACCCTGCTAGTCATCGGAGCCGCGTCCGTAGCAGCCGCACTCTTCATCCTAGCCTGCACCATGATCCCGCCGCTCGGCGCGCTTTTCAATTCTGGAAAGTCGCTGTTTCTCGAGGGCCTAGGCGTGGTTCAGTCAGTGGTCACAACGAACCCGCTTATCGCGCCCATATCCACGTTGGCTGGCAGCGTCGTAACTGGGCTGGCTGTCAGGTCTTCTGCCCTGTCAAAACAGAACGAGATGGCAGCTTCCGCAAGTCAAGAACGCACGGACATTTTGAACCAAGCCAACTCTGCACTTTCGGAGCAGAACAGCCAAATAACAAGCCTCAAAACTCAAGTTGACGCGTTAACCGCGAAGGTTCAGGAAACGGCGCAACTCAAGACGCAAGTCGCGACTCTTCAGACGAAACTCACGGAAGCAGAGCAGCGAGCACAGCAGATTCAAGCCGAATACAACATGGCTGTCCGAGTAAAAGCCATCGAAAACAGTTTCCCAACAGAAAACCCGGCGGTGCATTGAAATGGTGGGAACGGGATTGTTAGAGTGTGATTACCAGAGGCTAATTGATTTACATCAAGGAACAGGTGAATGGATAGAATATTGGAATGAAACAAAATCAGGGAATACTATTGTCATTGTTATTTATTCATTGATTTGGAGATATAGACGATGAGTGATTTTGCCGCAGTCGCGTTTCTGCTCATAGTCATTTTTGTTCCAATCCTGATTTCGCCAAAAGTCAGTTTGGATGATGAAAAAGGCGATTAATACTTGCAAGTTGAAGGAGTCAGAAAGATTCTGGCAATTGGCTTCTTGTGGGGAGCCTTCTGCTTCATAGCTGGCTACGCTTTAAGCGGGCACCTGTGGGATATACTGAAATGGGTGTTTGGCTTTGGGTAACTGCACTCAATGCACTAAAGAACTTTCGCTGTATGAGAAGGATGAGCGCCACGGCTGGATGATAATGCGGTGTGATTCGTGCGCTCTCTACTACCATTACAAGAAGCAGGGTTGGCCAAGCAACGAGTTCAAGCTAGTCAAAACTTCGAAGCTGATTTACATGACTGAAAAAGCAGCAAGGTAACGGAGGTGTAACGAAAATGGGTCAAACACTAAAATATGCGGCTCTAGCGCTCGTAACCTTTCTGGCTGTCGCGGTCATCGCGGACACCATCGTGAACTACCAGTACCCGCAGGACGGCGAAATTGAAGCCGCAAGCCTAGCCATGTATGTGAACGGCGTTTTGAAGCCTAACGGAACCGCTATGGATTGGGGGGTCTGTCCGAAGGGCACAGTTCAAACCTTCAGCAACGTGACAGTTGTGAACATTGGCAACCAGAACCTAACCGTCACCATAACCACGTCTGGGCTTCCGTCTGGCTGGGTTCTTGACTGGCAAGCCAATAACACATTCTTAGAACCGTACTATGCGGTGGAAGGCTGGCTCAACCTGACCATTCCCGCAACGGCAACAGCTTGGCCAACTTGGAGTTTCAGTTTGAACGGGAACGCGTAAACGTCGACACCTGAGAGTCCTATCCTTTTGGGAAAGTAAGTGGTTCAGCAAGCCGTTTTAGGATATGCTCGCAGGAAATGGCACACGCCGAACCTCAAAACAAGAGAGGCAGAAATGCCCCCTCCCCCGCACAAAGCTAATGAAACTTACTCTCTGAAGCGTGACAGCGGGGAAAAAAACAGTGTGCTGACGGCAGAACCGCCTATCCTAGAAAAAGGATGCTTCTCCGTTTCTCCCATGGCGTGTTGAAGGCGTAAAACCATGACCCAAAAACTGAAACTTTCACAAGACACATACCAAAGCCTAAAGGTAAAATACAGAGATAAAACTGAACTGATGTTTGAAGTCCTCAATACATGTAGAACAAAGTCAACTTCTTTGTACGACCTTTGCAAGCTCCATGGGATTATATCAACAAAAAGCAAACCGATTGTTGCTATGTTGGCAGACATAGGATTCATTGAGAAGACGGAATATTCCGTCAGACTGAATCATCATAGAAGCAAACGGATGCTGCTTTCTGACTGCCCAAAAACGGTTTCAAAAGTCAGATATTCAATAACGGCTAAAGGTTGGAAAGCTCTGCGTTTGTGGAAGGAAATCCTTGCATTGGAGAATGAGACTAACCATATGTTGGAACAGCCTCTTCCACTAGGCCCTGAAAGGGAGGTGATTGTTGTTGTCAAAAATCGTTGTTGTTGTAAGAAACAAAATGTCACTCGCTGGAACGCTTACGGAAACTGAAACAAAAGAATATCCTGATAGCACAGCATTCAACAATGAACGTGGCGAACTCGTCATAGCAAGAGAAGCAAAAACACAAAGTGCAGACGATATAGACCGTGAAGGCAAACATTGGAGAGGCGAAACCATAGCCGTCTTCAAAGAATGGCTTTACTGGGAGAAAGTGCAGGAAAAAGACCATCCATGACTTGCTTTGAACACCTGAAAATTCAAAAACTTCACCTAGAAACTCGCAAAACCCTAACTTTCACCCAGCTTATTCAGATGGCGTGCGAGTTGGAACTGGAAATCAACAAGCGAAACAAGCAAGAGAAAGACCCCAAAGTGCATGAAGCCCTCGAAAACGCGTCCGAACACGTCCCCCACATCGTTGAATGGCTAACCACAGCAAAGAAGGAAACCACTAAATGATCTGGAAATGCTGGCGCTGCCAAAGCCTCAACCTGTTCAGCTTCGTTAGGTGCTGGCAGTGCAAGGCTCCGAAACCACAGGCTTAAGATGAGCACTTATACACTCGTTGATTATCCTGCTCATGTCGCCCTTGTATCTGGCTCGGCTTCGGACCAACTCGTTGTTTTCCAAAGTCAAGATTATATTCACTTTTTTGCCCTGAGTCACACATTCACCTCCCCAAACCACTTCAAAAACCAATCGATGACTTCATTCTTGTTTATATGAGCATTGGCTCGATTCTCAGGTAGTTTTGCATTAGGCATAACTCGTTCATCATAGGTACTATTTCCATTCTGATGTTCTTCAGTCATGACTTGCCATGTGAACTTTATTGGGAATTCTTTTTTCGCCTCATCAAACCAAGCGAAGAGGTCTTTCATACGAACCATGTATTTCTCTTCGGGGACTTCTACCATCAGAACTCTATCTTTTGTGATAGTTTGTTTGATGTCATCTACGTCAATTACGGCTTCGTTTACTGCTCTTTTTTTGAATTCGCCTTCACTCATCAAATCACCTTCCTAAAATGTTGTTTCGGTAACTGTAGCTGCCCGCGTGGTACTCGACAAGATACAGCTTCTCTAGCCGAAGCATAGCCTCTCGGACCCGCTTGAAACTCAAAGGATAACCAGCATCAGGATCCATCAGTAGCTCTGTAGTTATGTGTTCCACACTTGCAGCCCCCCCAATTTCCCGTAGCATTTCTAAGATTTGTTTTTCAGGGTGAAAATCTGGCAACGCTGAAAAGCTATTCCAAACCGTGCGCACTCCACGCTTGAAGTCTTGTCCAAAGTCTAGGTCTATGTCTTTCCATGCACCCTCAGAAACCTTAGCGAGAACCCGCTCAACGGCCACGACAAGCTGAGAATCTCTGACGCACTGCTTGATCTTGCGAAGCATACCACGCGAAAGGAACAAGGGTCCGTTCTCGGTTTCTATGAAAGCGACAGGCCTATCCTTCATGTCCTCATGCGCTACCCGATCCACAGCTTTCAGCCACAAATCCACATCTTCACCTTTGTAGGTAAACTCTATGTCTGCATATCCAGCTTTTATCTTTACACTCATAACAACACATCACCTTTTAACCTTATCTTAAGGTTGCCAAAAATGTCTTAACATGGTCTGTGCCGTAACAAGACGATGTGCTTGAGGATTCCCAAACTGTCCCATCATGGTCAACATAGTCTTTCTCAGGATGTTCCAACTTGTCTATCGCCTTTTCTAGCGCGTTTTTAAGGGAAATGCGACTGTTGAATGCCACCCAATGATAACGGTTATTATGATCTTCAAACCCTACGCTAAACATTCGTCCATGATAATCTGAGCAATCTCTTAGGCTAATGTCTACATGTGAGGCGACAAGACTCTTTACGCGCTGATACAACTCGGAAATTTCATTTTCACTACTCATTTTTTTCATCTCCTCTTTGTTTTTGGGCTCAAAGTCAAGCGGTAAACCGCAACACCCCCAAGCGACACGACACGCACCCAAACTATACGCATCAGCAAAACCCTCACTCTGTTTGGAAAAGACGGCAAGCTCAGGGATTCCGTGACTGTCTAAAAGTCTCTGCTTAACTCGCGGGTTATCTCACGCAAGGCCAGAAAACAAAAACGCCTTCACACCATGCCGAAACCCCACATCCATTGAAGCCTTAGCAAATCTAAACTTTGTCGTTGCCTTTGAAAGATGCATGCCTAGACCATAGACAGTCAAGACCTGGGAAAGCCCCAGAGACAAACGGTTTTAACATGCATCTGGAAATCAGAAGCCCTGCACAAGTCAACTTAACACTTTAAGCGCACAGCCTCACAATCATTCGCACGGCTACCATGACGCTCTGGCAGACAGCGCGCCTTAACCGCGATCCCACTGCGATTTACCGCTTGATATTCCGCTCTCATCGATCACCTCGTTTGAGCCCTGCACCCAAAAGGGAGCATCGTCGTAATTTTCAACGACTCAACGGGGCTTACTAATCTCGCGCTTTACTAATACGGGAATGCTGGGAAAGAATTGTTTTACCTTTTCATATTCAGTTTCCGTTAATGGTTCTCCGTTCCAAGCTTTGAGAAATATCTTCTTTTGTTCCTCGTTCATTTTCTCGACCCGACACCAAAAGAAACTTTGGCGTTTCGTCCCAATCCCAGAGACTCATCAGGGGTCTACAGAATGCCTAATTCAATCTCTTCCTTACGCCTTAGTTCATAGTCAAAATCTGGCGTGCAATAGAAATTAGTGTTGAAATAGTCGATTTGAGCGTCAGAATCGTCTCGTCTGTACTGATTTGCGATGTGTCGAATGTCGTCGATCAATTCCTTAGCTTTATCCGTGTAGTGAAGCGTGAAATACTTGCTATCTTGCTGACCGGGGTAAAGAGGCTCTTTCACAAAAGCCTTGAACGGAACAGACTTAACACGAATGTTAACAGCGCACCCATTGCTAAAATGCTCAGTAGAAACAGAAACCGTAATCTCTGGATGTTTACCCAAGATTTCCTGCTTGATCCGTTGGGCAATCTCTTTCAAACTAAGCTTTTCCGTTTCCGCAAACTTCTTACCCTTCCAACCATAAGGCGTATAGAACTCTTGCGTCATGCTTTCACCTCCTTCCGTTTCTGATACGATGCGAGCAGCCGATCCCAGCATGTGAGCCACCCTTCACACGTTTCAGGTCTACAGTCAAGGCACACGCGTTCATATCGGGTCATGTTTCCCAATTCCTCTCTAAACACCTAACCACACACACACTTATAAACTTAACGCTATAAACACACAACACCAAACAACACCGTGAATCACCAACGCACCAAGTATTACCACCTAGTCTGGTGACTCACCAGCATCACCAACAACGACGGCAAGGTCAGCGTGTGTTCGTTGATGAATAACGGTGTAGTGGTTAACAACTTGGCCTAGTAGGGCCTTATAGTAATGCGGATACCGAACCTACCTATCTGTGTGGCCACACTCATGATAGGCAAGGGTGCTACCTTGAAGTGGTCTCGTCCTTGAGAAAGACGAAAGGTGTGCAGTTCGGTTCCAATACTCACGGGACATGAAATCGGGTCTGCATTACAGTAAGTTTGTTCTTGTGTGGTTTATGGTGTCGTGAGTCTTAACAGTGTGCTACGCAGGCGTAGCACAATTCCACACCGAGTTACCTAAACACACCAACAACAATTAATTTGTAATAGCATCACGCTGTAGAGTAGTATCACGCTTCTGCTACGCGCTCGTAGCAAACTAGCAAGACTCAAGACACCGTATAATATACTCACGAACATAACGCTACAGAGCCAGGGGGACCTAGTGTCACGCTACACCCAAGACCTAACAGTACGCCACTGTAGTAGTGAGTGCCCAGCATAGTGTACACCCTAGTAGTAGTACATAGTACAGCAATACACATAACAACTATGCTCAACAACACAACAACAAGAACGATGCAAATAGTACACAGAAAAAGTTGAGTTGCCCGTTGAAGCGGTTACAGAATTTTTTGTGTTATGGTTTGGTTGAACTTGTGGTGATTGGTTTATGAGGGTTTGTCCAAAGTGTGGCTACGCTGATTCTCCCTTATGGAAGCCGTTGTTTTGGAAGATGTATTGGGAGTATATGGACATGCTTGATTTTGTTCGTGAGTATCCTTCTCTTGCTGATTCATGGGGTGTTCAGGATAAGGTTAGGCAACATAAATTTTGCAAGGATGGTAATTTCTATTATGACCAAGAGGATGACTATTTCTACTATAAGTTTGCAGGAAAAACTCGAAAGATGGTTCACCGTTTTCCGAAGGGACTTGAAAGCATGGCTAACAGGCGACTATTTGAAAAGACCCCTAGTGAAGTAGGGTTTCAGTCACCTTCTCAGATTAGGCTTTTGGAAGTGAAAGAATGACTAAGGAACTTGCGGAGTTGGACACTCGCGACATCACGGATGCGCCTCGAGTGTTGGCTATGCTGTTTGAGGGTAAGCAGCACTGGGAAATAGCGGATGCTTTGGGCATGGACCGTTCGTGCGTGACGCGGAAGATTCACAGGTTGCTTGACACGCGGGAGTTTCAGAACGCGTTGATGGGTGAGTGGATTAAGCGGTACGGCGAAATGAAAGTGAAGGACGCGAAGGAAGCTTTCAAGCATTTGACCCGTCTGGTTTCGCAGGGAATCACCAGGCATTTGGAAACGACTGAGGATGTCAGGGTTACGGAGAGGCGTGAACTTGTCACTTTGTCAATCAGAAACTACGAGGCAGAAACTGAAGCAGAACTTAATAGAGTTCTTCAGGCAAACCGTGCTAGAGAACCCGTGGATTCCGCACCAGCCGCATCCGAAACAAGCTAGTTTCCTGATGCTGGACTGCCGCGAAGCCCTTTACGGCGGAGCGGCGGGGGGAGGGAAAAGCGATGCGTTGCTCATGGCTGCACTGCAGTTTGTCGACATTCCTGAGTACTCAGCGATAATCTTCAGGCGAAGTTTCACGGACTTGGCTTTGCCAGGCGCGTTGATGGACCGTTCGCAAGAGTGGCTCGGCGGATCGAAAGCCCGTTTCAACAGCCTAAACCACATCTGGACGTTCCCTTCAGGCGCAACGCTAGCATTCGGCAACCTAGAGCATGAGCAGGACAAGTTTCGCTACCAATCAGCAGAGTTTCAGTATATAGGCTTCGACGAACTCACCCAGTTCCTAGAAAGCCAGTACCGTTACCTGTTCAGCAGGCTCAGACGCCCCGCCGAAAGCCCAATTCCGTTGCGCATGAGAGCCGCTAGTAACCCGGGCAACATCGGCCACGACTGGGTTAAACAGCGTTTTATGATTGAAGGTTCACAGTACGGACGCGTGTTCATCCCTGCAAAACTCGAAGACAACCCTTCGTTGGACAGGGAGAAATATGTTGAAAGCCTCACCGAACTCGATCCGATTACGCGGATGCAGTACCTCAACGGAGAATGGACGGCGCGGCATGGCGGCAACATCTTTCTAAGGGAATGGTTCCAAATCGAAAAAGAAGCGCCTGCAACGCTTCACCCTGTGCGGTTCTGGGACATGGCTGCAACTGAACCGAAACGTAACAGGGACCCAGACTACACCGTTGGCGCGTTGGTCGGAGAAGCAACAGGCGTCTTCTACATCTTAGACATTAAACGAATCAGAAAGGCTCCGCCCCAAGTTGAAGCGTTGATAAAGCAGACGGCCCAGACAGACCCGCCTGGCACAAGAACTTTCATGGAGCAGGAGCCAGGAAGCAGTGGCGTCGGCCAAATCGACTATTACGCCAGGCAAGTCCTGAACGGCTACCCCTTCTGGGGAGTCAAAAGCACAGGACCCAAAGCAGAACGCGCCGTGCCCGTATCAAGCGCAGCCGAAGCGGGAAACGTCAAGGTCAAACAGGCACCGTGGAACAACGCGTTTCTCGACGAGTTTGAAGGTTTCCCGCAGGGATCGCATGACGATCAAGTGGATGCTGTCAGCGGCGCGTTCCAGCAACTGCGCAGTCACGGAGACATTCGCGCTTGGAAGTTAGGGTAAAAATGACTGAGAAAAAAGAGTCTGAACCGCTTTTCGCTTGGTTTACGCGTTGGAAACGCAGAAAACACGGGGAAACGTTGCTCGTTACGCTTGCGGAGGTTAAACAACTCAAGGATTTGATAAACAAGCAGCCGTGCACGGCCTGCGGACAAAACGGGTTGAAACTCGAAGATTTCGTGCGAGGCCCGAAAGGGTGGGACGCAACCGTCACCTGCGACAACTGCAATTTCAACGGAGTCATCAACTCAACAGGATTCAATTTTACACGAATAAACAGCAAAGGGAAAGCTAGAGAATGAACACAACAGGGTTTAAACGCATCGGCTTAGCCAGTGCAGTGCCAAGAGGCAGAGCAATCACCATCCCGTTCGGCGGCACGGGTGGCGGCGGCGAGTTCGGCGCCCAAATCCTAGACGAAGACAGAACCTTCGCAGTCACAAGGGAACCCGTAGCGCACAGAATAGTGTTCACGGTTGCCCACGACATTTTTGACCATTGGTTCCAACTTTACCTGGAAGGAAAAAAGCCTGAAGACACAAAGTTTGACACGGACGTTCAACAGGAACTCACAAGAATCAACGCTAAACGCGAATTAATGCGCATGGCCGTATTCGAAAGGGGCTACGGATGGGCAATCATCGTGCTAGGCTACGCGGACGCATCCCAGTCACTTGCAGAACCAACCACAAATCCTCAGTCGCTAGAAGAAATCAAAGCTTACGGTCCCCTGCAAATCGCTCGGGTCGACGAAGTCAAAAACAGGAACGACCCACGCTATGGCCAGCCAGAATACTATCATATTAAACGTGCTGGCATCGCATCTAGCCTCAAAATTCACTATAGCCGAGTAATCCACTTCGCTTCGAGGCTCTTGGAACACGATTGGAAGGGCATGAGCACCCTCGACCCCGTCTGGGACGACCTAGTCACATTGCGAAACATTCGTTGGGGCATGGGACAAACCATGTACCGTTACGGCCACGGCTTCCCCGACCTAACATTCACGGGCGCGGAAAAAGCCGACATTGATGACTGGGTGGCGGACGGCAACTTCGCCAATCTATCCGCACGCACGTATTTTGCGCATAATGAGATGCAGACAATCGAGTTCAAAGGCATGGCGGGCAAGGCACTTGACCCGATGAATTACTATTTGCCCATCATGGAAAACATCAGTGCAGGTTCAGCCATCCCACTCGCCATTCTGCGCGGAGTCCAAGCGGGAACACTTACGGGTTCAGAAGTGAACCAGCAAGAATACTTCGCGTTGATCGGCGACGAAGAAACCTACTACGAAACTGGAATCCGAGAACTGATAAACGCAATCCTCAAAACAACCAGAATTTCGGGAGAGACACAATTCAAGTTCAAGTGGATGGGCGGCTTCCAACTTGACGACTTGAAACAGGCCCAAATCGACCAGGTTAAGGCCCAAACGTTGCAGGTGAAGGGCGACTGGATGACAAGAAACGAACTTCGCGCTCTTCAAGACCCAAGTTTGCCAAAATTAACTCCAGAACAGGGTGGCGAGGAACTCTTGAGCAAAGGCGCAACGAACCTTTGGGGACCCAATAAGTCCTCAACTGGAAACGCTCCACCGCCTCGGCAGCCAGACACTAACCTGAACAAGTAACGGTGATTCTATGAAGAAAATAGCCTACGATAGTACCAAAATGGACGCCCTAAAAATTGTCGAAGATAGCGACTGCTGTTTGAAAGTCACTGCTGTAATTTCAAAAACAGGAGTATATGAATACGATGATGGTTTAGCATTGAAATCCGTGGCGGAACTGCACAAAGCAACCCGAACCGCTCGATATGCCAAATTAACCATCGGCGACCATCCTGAATCAAAGGTTATAATGAATCAAAATCAACTTTATGGCGGGGTAGAAAGCCCCTATTTTGACCGCAACAAAATACGAGGAATATTATGCTTCGACAAATACGTAACGCCACGCCCCTTCATTGAAAACATCAAAACTGCCATAGCCAACAAAATCCCAATAGATAACAGCATAGGATTTTACTATACGAGTGACCCCACCCCAGGAATAGACACAGATGTCAATACGGGAGAAAAAAGACGCTACGATTATGTTATGCGCGACATCATGATTGACCATGTAGTGATTGTTGATAAACCTGGCGTTAAGGGACGGTGTACCTTCCCTCAGTGTGGAGTAGGAGTGGACACAATGATGATGGGCATAGGCTACAAAGAAGACATGGTCGTCCAACGCGGTAATCAGTATTGCGTGATTCACTGTCACGGACCCGAAGCGGGCAAGGCAATCAAGTGTTTCGCCACGAAAGAAGAGGCGGAAGCCATGCACAGAGCCATTCAAGCCCAGAAACATGTTTCAACCCAAGGAACAGACGACGGAAGACCACCGTCTGACTGGTGGGACAGTTGCATCAGCAAAGCCCAGAGTTTCGCGGATGACCCTACTCAGTATTGTGGTTGGCTGTGGGTTAGTGGTCCTGAACAGTTGAAGTCCAGTTTCGGGGGAGCATCAACAAAAGGAGGTGTAATAGGCATAAGTGAAACTAAACCTGACAAATTCGCGTTGTTCGTGAAGCAACTTGTGGCCGAAGGCTATACTGAACAGCAAATGAAGGACTATTGGGACGCGTATGTGGCAGGAACAAAAGAGTTGCCAACATCAATACCAACGACTCCGCCGTCAACGATCCAACCGCCAGTCGCAAAACCGCCAGAGGTAATTACTAAAGCGCCAGAAGAAACTGCCAAACCACCAACTCCACCGTTGCCGCCACCCGAAAACTTGACTGCTGAACAACTGGTTGACCGCAGCAAAGAACTGTTGGCAATGCGGGAGCAACGCGTCATTGAAGAGCGCAGAGCAGACCGCAGGCATCCAGCATAGTCATTTTGTGACCCCGACGAGAGCTGGGAGAGTGCTCTTCCTAGTGGACAACAAGCTAGGAACCTAACTGGGTTGTTCACGCTCAACGCAGGCGTGGCTAAAGAAATCTGCAACAATTTTAAGAGGAGACCAAAAATTATGACTGATAAACCAAATACGGAAACGGCTTTAGATTCAAATGTGCAGGTGACGCTGTCTCGGCTTACACTGGACAACGGTAAGTTGCAGAAGGAACTGCAAAACGCGCTTGAAGAGAACAAGGCTTTGAAAACGCAGAACGTGCAGTTGGCAAGCGTCATCGAAACCGACTTGAAAACCGACTTGAAACTTCGAATCATGGCCAAAAGCGAGTTCAAAGAGTCTGACTTGGAACCCTTGACGGTTGAGCAGCTACAGCAAATCGACGAGACACTCTGCAAAAGCAAGGGCGCCGACAGCGTATCTTACAAGTCCATACACGCTGGAAGCGACAGCCAAACAGGCAGAACCACAGTAGGCAGTCTCTACGGCAAGTCACATAAGGAAATCCTTGATATGGGAGGCAACTTCTAATGCCACAGAGACCAGTAGACGCTTCAAACTCAATTCTAGTTTCGGGTCAACCAATAATCGAAGAGTATGAAGTTCAAACCGCAACAGACATGTATCCTGGCAGAGCCGTCATCACTGGAACTACTAGTCGAGACATCATAGTGGCTCCCGCCGCAAGCGTAGTCGTGCTAGGCGTGCTAGACACTAAACCAGGCGCACTCAGAGGCACATGCTACACGCAATACGACCAAGCCCGGGTCATACGCGGCGACTGCGTCGTAATGATGCTTTGCGAACATGCTGCCACCATCACTGTAGGACAGAAAATTGAAGCCTACTCAACCAACGACGGCAAAATAGGTCCATACACAACTGTAAACGCCGAAATAGGCCTAGCTGAAGAAGCTCACGCGGCTGGCGCGGCTGACGGTTGGGTCATGGTCAAACTCACAAGGGTCTAGGGTGACTGACATGAACACTATGAAACGAGTCGGACTAGCAACAGGAACGCTCACGGACTATGAGGTCAACCAAATCGAAACCCAAATAGTCAAAACCGTCAGACCCATGCTCATCGGCAGGCAACTGATGCCCTCACGCGTATTGGCAAGCGCAGGCACCACTCAATACACATACTACACTGAGAACGACATGGGGCAAGCAATGCTTAGCATGACAGGCGAAGAGCAAAGTATGGACGCCGTTGACCTGACTGAAGGCCACGTTCACATTCCAATCATCAGCAAAGACTACATGTTGCACTGGCGAGAAGTGGTCAAGAGACGAGACTCAGGCGAAGACCTGAACACTCAACACGCAGAAAACGCTGCGCGGCAAGTGGCTGAGGAAGAGGACAAACTGATCTTGACAGGCGAATACACTGGCTGGCCAGCACTCGGCATCCTAGGACTTTTGACGAGTTGCCCAGGCGCAAACGCCGTCGCAGGCCAAGACTGGACCGTCGCCGCTGGCGCAGGAGTCGTGAACGCAGTAGAAGACACCGCACATGCCCTGCAACACTTGCGCGCCGCAGGACACCAAGGACCATACAAAATGATCATGCCCTCCGCAGTCTACGCATACCTTGAAGCGCTCTTCCCAACCCCGTCTGACAAGTGGGGCTTCGAAGGAGTCGGCGAACTCATAGGCGGCACACAAAACATACTGATCAGCGACAACCTATTCGCCGCCGCAGGCAGCCAAGACTCTGTCTTGCTACTTGACGTTCAGCCAGGCAACTTTGAACTGCTCATGGGCGCAGACATCACGAACTACCTAGCGCAACTGCCAACAATGAACTATCAGGGCAAAGTCTGGGAAGCCGTTGTTCCCGTCATCAAGAGGCCATACGCAATCGCAGAAATCAACACTGTCCTAAGCTAAACACACGGCGTAATCGCCGTTCTTTTCCCCCTTTTCTTCTGGAACATGATGTGGAGGTGAAAACAATCAAAATAAAACTGACCGTGCCTTTCTGGTACAACAGCAAAACACGGGATAAAGACGCAGTCATAGACATAGACCCGAAAGACTTCAATCCTGCCTTCATGGTGAAGGTTGAACAGACGAAGCCAATTGAAACTCCCAAAACGGAGGTTGTAGCAACCGCGCCTGTCTTACTCACTGTTGAACCGTTGCACACGGGAGGCCCAACCCCCTTGGAGGAACAGAAGCCTAAGCCTAAACAGGTTCTGAATCCAAATGCTCACTAGACTCCCCTGCGCGGGCAAACTGGGCAACTGCCAACCACTAAGCCGTTTCCATTCTGGCTGCCTAAGTTGCCGTTGGCGCCGCAAACACTATCGTGGCTGGACTGAACCGCCGTACTGGATAGACTACACGATGACATTCAAGTTCGAACTTTTCTTGCTGGTTAATCCTAAGTTGGGCCTCAAAAGGACAGTTACAAAGTGGTGGACGGTGAACATTGACCCGCGAGGACACTTCACGCGGTTCAGGTTCGCCGCCATAGTCACGTTTGACAAGATTCTCAAGAGGTTTCCATGTTTCGAGAAGCCTCTGGTCGAGTTTTGCATGTTTCTCTCTTGTTACCCAACGTTCTAGGCGAAAACCATGGGTGAAGAACAGCTCACGCGAAACAGAAGATTGCTTGAACTCAAAGGCGTTCCTGTTGAAGAGGAACCGCCTGAACCTAAAGTTGATTCTGCCGCGATTCTGGAACGGTACAAAAGAAAAAAAGATTCAACAAAGGCGGCAACGACGGAGTGGGACGTTCTTGACCCCAAATGGAACCCTGACAACACGTTGAGCCGATTGACCGCTTACAAGAACGGCGAGGTTCTGTATGAAATGGACTTTGCATGGAACGCTGACGGAACACTCAGCAAGATTATGCGTGTGGATGGGAGGTGAAATAAGCATGGTAGCGACAGTTAGCATATACTTCAGTTTCGGAGGCGTAGACGGCACTCCAGGCACGGAACAGGATGTTGACGCTTTGGGACCGCCAAGACTGCGGTTCAAACTGGCTGACAACGCAACGATTGATACACTCAACAAACTCGTGATTCCATCTGCGGCAGGCACAAACTACAGTTTATGGAAGCAAATCTACCTTTACTGTGACGATCCTGACACTCACACGTTGGACAACCTCAAATTTTACAGCGATGGCACAAACAGTTTCGGTACTGGCGTAGACCTTCAGGTAGGCTTGCAGTTTCCGCTCAAGGACCACTCAAGCAGTGGGGGCTACGAAATTCCAACTTTGACGGGCGACTCTGGCGACGAAATGGTTGCGGGACACACTATCATAACTAGCAAAGCCTCTGTCTTCGGTTACAGTAGCGTTGCACCTTTGGCGGGTCCAAGCATCAGCGAAGCGGGTAACGTGATAAACGCGGTTGGCGAAACCAGCAATTACCTAGTGTTGCAGATGGACGTGACGGACGCGGCGAGTCCTGGAGAGTTGCCAGTCGACGAAACTTTAACGATTCAATACGACGAGAGTTGAGTGGTTTGAGCAAGAAGGAATACAAAGAAGTTTCCGCAGGCTTAACATGGCGAGCCGTTTGTCCAGACAAAGTCATCAACCAGTACAACGCGGATGGCACGCAGAATAGTTACGACGGGCTCGAACGCAGTCGCATGACAGCTTTTGCCCTTGTCAACGGGAACGGCGCAGTTCTCGTCACGGTCCCCCTGAATGCTACGCGGAAACTGTTCTATCGTATGCGCGTTGCATTGTTTGTTGGGTCGCACAGCAGAGAACGCATCTATATTGTTGGTTGGCAGTCATTGAGCAACAGGCAGATCTGGGTTGTGGATTCAGTTGGGCAAGTGAAGATGTTCAAGGATTGGATTGAAAAGAGCCAGTGGCTTTACCCTCCCCACTTCAGATCGTATGAGATGCCTGACAAGGTCGTGTCTGGAAGTCGCTACGCGAAAATGCCCTGATTCAAACTCAAGAAGAAATATAGAATGAAAAGACCTTCCGCAAAACAACTTTCCACCCTTTTCTTGATCAGCATTCTACTTCTCGTAGTTGTAACTATAACTCTGTTTCCGTCGACTCCAACGGTTGGCGCTAGTGGCGACCAAGGCAGCTTCGGCTTCACGACCATAGGCACAACATATTCGAACTATGTGGCTGACACGATTATCGGTTCTGCATTCACTTGCACGCAAACTGGTCACGCAGATAGCATGAGCGTTGCGCTTTATGTTGCTAGCGGAACCTTGAGTGTGAATATGTCATGTGGCTACTATCTGCATAGCGATTTGAGTTTGGTTGGCAACACGACAGCTAGTTCCGTTACTCTGACAACGACGAAGACATGGTTCGCTTTCACCTTTCCGACACCAAAACCAGATGTTGTTGGCGGTTCGGAATATGTTTTGGTTTTCTTTGTAGATTACGTGGCAACATCGTTTCGGTGCGCCAGAGAGAACAACGTCACTACAGACCAAGGCCACTATGAAAGCAGGGACTATGCTTTGGGCTATTCAAACCCTCTCAGCGCAACGCATCTAACTCGTGAATACAGCATTTACTGCAACTACACGATAAGCCCGCCTTACGGCATCAAATACGGTGTTACACCACCATATCCGATGGGCGGTGACACTGTTATGTTTCCTATTCACTGGTACACGGATACGGGAACGTTGAGCCACTGCAACATCGAAATGAATGATACGGGAACGGTTCACAACAGCACGTTCACCGCTTTTCCAGCAAGCCAAACAGACTACCTAATGTATTTGAATGTCACGATAGAAACGGGTGGGAATTGTTATATTACTTGGCGTAGCTTCTGCAACTCAAGCCTTGACATTTATGGTGTAACATCTACAGCAACATTTTGGGTTTCAACTAAAAGCCAAGAATTGTGGGTGCAAGACTTGACTGGCGTTGAAGAAGACTTTCCCGTAACTGGCTCAGCACCATACCTGAACAACGACACAACAAACTATCTGAAAATACCTGACATTGGCGACAACGAATCGTGGTTCACATTCCACTTTTACGCTGGAACGGTTGAGCAGACATGGCTTAACATTGAGGGCTGTTCTCTTCTGTTGAACATTACGCTCTACAATGGAGTTGCAAACTATACATATCAAGCTGACTTTCCAGAAACGCTTGCATGGCAAACGATTAATGTAACAGACGCGGTTGACACGGCAACAAAAGTCAACGCAACCCAAATGAGGCTGACCGCTGCGGAAGACGGTGGAATTTCTTCAAGAGTAAGCCGCTGCTATCTACGCGTTTATAAAGTTTACAGCAGCAATTTCGGACTAACATCGCAAATAACAGGAAAAAGTACAACGCTATACTGTCTTTTCACATCCAAAATTGGGTTAAGCACATATGCAATAAATCACAATGCGAGCGGAAGCTGGCTTGAAGCAAACATTAGTGGCGCGTTGACTGGTACAGAAGATTGGGCTAACGCTACGGTCACAATAACAACAACAAGCCTTAGTTCAATTGCTTTCATCTTCTATGTAAATGATACTTCAAACGATTGGGACTCAACAAACATTATTGACGAACCGATTCTTTGGAGCAGATATTCAGATTCAGATTTTAATTATATTAGCGACAATACTGGCGCAGCATCATTTCAACATAGTCTGGGCAGAAACAACTATTACGTGAACTTCACGGAAGGCGAAACATTTTGGGTTCATTTCTGCAATGGAACACACTTTGTCTATTATGCAAGCTATGACGGAAAGAATTATTCATCAAATGGCGTTATCCGCGCCGCCGAATCAGGAAGTCAAGGCGGCTACTTTTACGGAGTACTAGAGGAACGCGGCGGAACTAACTATTACCATTACGAGTATTGCAACGAAAAAAATGGCTCTTCAATCTACTACCGAAAAGGAATCTTCAACTATAACTTAACAATCACTTGGATGGCTGACGAACAAGTAGCCATTCCAAACACCAACGCTTCATATTCCATGTGCGTAAACGGAATCGCGGTCAGCCCAAGCGGATATGTATGGATTGGGTATTGGGGTTTAAGCGCAACATGGTTTAACGTTACTCTCTGCACAGAAACAAACGGGACTTGGGTAACTTACGCTGGTTATCCGAAAGCAACTGATTATGAACCGCCAATGGATGAAACAAACATTGCGCTTGAAGGCTACGTTTATGGAATGCCAGAAGACTATGACTGCTACGTGGTTACATGTTATGAAGACAGGCAAGTGCTTGGTTGGCTAATAGACAATAATGTGGTTGGGTCATCCGAAAACGTGAGCGACCTTTACGCTTATGAAGCTCGGCACTTTAACGGTTTCAGTGCCTATGGCGATATTCATGTGGCATACTTGACAAACAATACTGAAATACGATACTGTTGGCGCAACTACACTTCTGGAGCTTGGGAAATAAAAGATGAGCTTGTATCTTCGTATGGCGACTGGCTTTCTTATCCAGTAATTGCAATAGACCGTTTCGACAACACCACATCTTGCAACTGGGCAACCGAAGACTATTGGAGTCTGTGGTTGAGTTTCAGAAACGCTACGGCATGGCAAACTCGGCAACGGTTGGTTGTTGCACCGTCAAACATGTATATTTCACACGACCCAAACATCATTCCTGAATGGGGCTACAAGACGATGCTATTTGCCATGGACTTTATGAATGATACGACGGGTCACAGCGAAGTCTGGACTTACTTCTACCCATTGTCATTCACAACCGACTTAACTGTCGGCTGGAACGATTTTGCGCCTTTAGACAGAGACGTCGGGCACGCGCTCGCCGAAGTCAACGCTAGTCTAACCTTAGATGGCATTGATTGGAGCGTCATAGTGATCGACTACAATAACGGGACGCAATGGAGTCTGGTTTATGGCACAAGTTACAACAGCGAAAAACTTGTGACTTCAATAGACAATACATTTGACATTTACTGCAATGTGGCTGGCACATGGACCCACACCTACCCCTGACGAGGCATGACGCATGACGCTGACAAAGCCGTATGTGATTTACGGCACAATAAAAATGGAAGGCGTGGTTCAGAACGGCGAAAACGTAACCGTCCGAAACGACACCAAAGCACAAGAACACACGGTTCAAACGAACAGTGCTGGCGAATACAACGTCACGATTACCCGCACGGATTGGTATGCGAGTGGCTGTGACAACAGCGACACAGTCAAGGTTACTGCACTAGGCAAAACTGCGACGGTCACAGTCAACACTGCGGTCCACCCTTGGGGTACAGAAGTAAACATTAGCGTTTACACCCGCACCAAGACTTTCACGGCAGACTCAAAACTGTTCCAACGCCTGCCCAAAACATTCACTTCTGACGCTCAACTGCTGAAACACCAAACAAAAACTGCGACGGCAGATGCACGGCTACTTAAGCATCAATCAAAGACATTCACGGCTGACGCGAAGTTGCTGAAACGCCTCACCAAAACGTTTTCGGTTGGCGCCTATCTTGAATATCTTCTGGCAAAAGGTCTCACTGCAGACGGACTACTGTTAAAGCGTCAACCGAAACAGTTCAGTTCAGACGCGTGCCTAGTCAAACGAGCCATAAAAGGGTTCACAACCGACGCAGTTCTCGAAGCGGCAGGAATTAAAGGCGTCGACACAGACGCGTTGCTACTCAAGAGAATAGCAAAGACCTTCAACGCAGACGCACTACTCACAGCAGAACAGCCAAAAGGATTCACCACCGACGCGTACCTACTTAAAAGAACCGCTAAAACATTCAGTGCAGACGCCTTACTCTCCGAAGTGCAACCCCAAGGGTTCACCGCTGACGGCGTACTCCTTAAACGAATCGCGGCAACGTTCTCGGTTGACGCGTACCTTGAAGTTTCAACGGCCAAAGGCGTCACGGTTGACGCGGTACTTCTTGAACGCCAAACAGCAACGTTCACGACTGACGCATGGCTAACCACGCCGACAGTACCCACCCCGCCTGAAATTCATGGTGGAGGAATCGTAGGTCGCCGACTGACGCGGGGTATCTTGATAACGGTTGACGGGCACATCCTGCTCAACCTGAACGTGAACAGGCCAATCTACATGATAATAAACTAGGAAAAAGTGAGTGAACATGGTGGTGGTAGCGGCAATCGCGCAACGTATTCTGGACGAAAACAACTATGCAAGCCTCAGCTTACCCAATGTTGAGTATATCGTTGACAATGCGATAGACTACGTGAATCTTGAGGCGGGCACTTCAATCGCAGTCTTAGATGGAACAACACCTGCCAAAACGTTGTCGGGAACAAGAGACGAGATAATAGTTGTCAAATCGTTGTCGGCATTGATGGTGCGGGCCTACTGTGACCGAGGACCAAACACGGGCATCGGCAGTTTAAGCGTCACAACAGTCATGACAGACCCCCAATACAACCTGCTCACCAAGATTGTCGAGAGGGGCATTGCGCGGTTGAAGGGCAAGGTGGGCATACCGTTCTCGGTTGCGTCGGACGACGCGGACATTACAGAAGAGGTTTGAGACGACATGAAAGTCACGGCGGGCGGAAAAGACACTGTAAACGACATGAAAAGGGTTGTCCAATCTATCCCTTCGTCGTACACTATCTGGAAGGACACTTCAGTCAGTCCCGCCACTGTATACGCGGAAAGCAACGTTGCAGACGGAACAGACTACGGACCTCTCGCCGACGCCAGCACGATAATTCAAATGGCAATCGACAATGCGGACTGCGAAAGCATCTTCTTCAAAGAAGCCCAGTACGACTGTGCCGCAACGTTAATTTTGAAGAGTAAACTGAAATTGTTTCTGGAAAACTACAACACTGAACTGCGGGCAACAGTCGCAATGGACAGACTCATCGACGCAAGGGACCTTAGCCAAGTCCAGATAGTGGGCGGAAAAATAAACGGCCACAACTACGCCAAAACAGTCATTGACTACACCCAGTCAGCCAACACGGTCACGCACAACCGACTGGACCAAACCCACGTTTGTGGCGCCACTTCAGTCGCACACTCGTGCCTTGTGAACATAACTGGCAACAGTGGCTTCCAAGCCCACGAACCCATCCTAGACGGCAGAGTAGACGGTGCAGGAGGAATAGACAGTGCACAGTACGGTCTAATCCTAGATGGCAGTGGCGGACAAAACACGATTTGGCCTTCCGACGGCTGGAACTTCTGCAGCGTAGCAGACATCCGCTTAGGCGGTGGCTACCTCACAGTCATCGGCGGAAGCTTGAATGGCGGTTCTGGAATAGGCTCAAACATCAAGATCACAAGCTCAACAAGTGGTGGCGGATTAAGAGTTGTTGGGACGTGGATGGAGTCAAACAGCGACAACATACTCGTTGTGGAAGGCGCGTATGCACCCGCATATGTTGATGTTGCACCCTCGTACATGAGTGCTGGAGGCGCGGCGGAAGCGCATGGCTACGCGAACATCCGCAGCACAACCACGGCGAACCATCTGGCTCACCTGCGATGCAGAGGCGGCACATGGGTAAACTATGACACGTTAGCAACGATTTACAATATCAACTGCAACGCAGTCACGGCAGAAATAGACAAAACCGCGTTTGGAGCCGAAATTAACCTCACCAAATTCCTGTATTACGTAGTCAACTTTCACGGTGGATACGACCTCCGCGTCAAAGGCTACATGGCCACTGGTCAACTCTTGAGTGCAGGCGCACAGCTCAGTGCTGAACTTGACATGGCCAACAACGTCGGCTTGCGATGGAGAAACCAAGCGGGCGACGCGTGGCTGAACGTGCTTCACGTTGACGCATCAAACGTGGCTCAGTTGGAACTGCAGGGCGGCGGCAAAATCCTCGGCGACACGAACGACTACCTGAAATATGACATGGGAAACAACCGCTGGCTGTTCTACATTAACAGTGCAGTCGTCGGATACGTTGACGCGACTGGATTCCACAATGGAGCGCCATAAATGGAGTCTGCTATTTGGGGTTCAATACGTTGGGGACACTTCCGTTGGGGAGTCACCGTCACCACGTTTGACACTGCGTTGGAGAAACTCAAAAACATTCCAATCCCAAACAGTCCAGTCGTGTCTCTGGAAGGTTCAGGTTGCGAAGGCAGCGAACGCGAAGCCGTCTATCTTCCGCTGTTTGAGGATGCGAAAAACAGGTTGAGCAAGGTGTAACCGTTGGGGAAACACAGGATCTATATTAAAGGAGACAAGATTCCGCATAACGACTTCCTAGACTACCGAGAATACGACACTTACGCTGACATGGTTGCGGCTTCGGCAGGTTGGGGAGCCAACGAAATCGGCAGAATCAGCCTTGTCTTAGCCGCAGGCGCGTATTACTATTGGAATGGAGCAGTTAACGTTGTTTGGCCTAGCACAGGCGGCGCAGGCGCACCCACCACTTCAAGTTACGTGACTTTGAATGATGAAGACCCCCCACTCAGTTCCTCAGTTCAACATAAAAACCTCACCGATGGAGGAGTTCCAGGTTCCGTGCTTCATATTCCTCAAGTTCACAAGGCAAGCCACCAGTTCGGCGGCGCCGACAAAATCAGCGTTGCAGGACTCAGCGGCCTCCTCGCGGACGGACAAAACGCCATATCAATAAGGAACAAGGCAGTAGACTTGCCAGGCGTGGGTGACGACCTCAAGTTCCTACAGTACGATGACGGCGCAAGCAAATTCAAACTTACTGCAGCCCCAGGCGGGGGCGACATGTTGAAAGCCGACTACGCCTTGGATGCCGTTCGAGTGAAATTGGCTGTGGATTCTGACACGCTGGACACTCATCACGCCACGTACTTCGCAACAGCCGCGCACGCAAACACTCACGTTGTCGGCGGCTCCGACGCTTTCCTCACAACTGACCTGTTGAGCGCCATAGCCAAAACGACGGTGCGGAAGAACAGTGGCGCAAACGTTGGGAGCAGGCGCAGAATAAACGTTATCGAGGGCACAGCCGTTCAGTTGACAGTTACTGATGATGCGGCGAGCGAGGAGATTGACATACGTATCGACGCCGTAGGCACGGGTCTTGGCGGAACTTGGAGCACGGGCATATGTTCGGGCAGAAGCCCCATCGTCACGCCGCATAGTCTCGGTGGAGTTCCCACGCTTGTTTTGCCATCAATCAACGCGGTTCAAACCTATTCAGTGACGTGGAATGCAGATAACACAAACATCACGTTTTACCATGATTCCGCGGGACCCTTGACCATAACGTTCGCGGCCAGACTCTAAATCATCTTTCTTTTCTCAGTTCATAGTCATCAGGAAATGACAGGAAACAATGTAAAATGAAAACCGTAAAGTTGGACAAGAAATTCGTGGCAATAGGAGTCGCTCTGGCTCTAGCCTGCATTTTAGTAGGAGCACTTCTAAATATCACACTGAATTTTCCGCAGATCGGTTCCATCAAAGCCGTGGGACCAGAGGATCCTCTGGAGGCGTGGAGCGAAGCCAGCTACATAGTCTGGCAGTGGAACAGCACTTTCTACGCGTGCCGAAACATGAGTACCCGTGTCGTTGAACCGTTGGACTCAAACAAAACTTATGTTCAGGCTATGGCGATTGGCAACCTCACAGCCGATGGCGGAACCATCTATCTCAAGCAGGTCACGCTCAACACAAGCCTCGCTTACGGCGCGAACATCCTCATAATCGAGGAAATGGTGAGCGGCGGCGTGTGCAAACTAACTTATTACAGGAACAACGTGAAACTCCGCGAAATCGGGGATTGCCCAACAGTCACAAGCGGCACCTTCGCTTTGCCAAACGGCACGACGGAACAGACCATCATCGAGTTGACGCCAACGGTTGTGACTTACCTGTACAATTTCTGGCTTGACTTGAACGCTTTGACTCAGAACTGCACGATTCGAGTGTATAGCAAGATTGACGGGACAAACTACCGAGAAATCGAACCCATGACACTCTCGAACATCGACTATTCGCTGGGACTGGTTCTGAAGGAGCAGATGATTAGCACGGCGTGGAAAATCACGATTCAGTCCACAGTCGCCGAAGGCGCAAGTCGTAGCATTCCATACAGGTACTTCACGGAGGTCTGGGGCTAGATGAACAAAACAAGGGCAGTTGAAGGTTTCGTTTGTATCGTCGTACTTGTTGCGGTTCTGTTTGTGGGTGTGTGGCAAATCAAACCTGCCTATGCAACGCCTACGCAAATAACATATTATCCTTACATCATTAGTTCTGCGGGTTCCTACCAAGTCAGCGGTATCAATTCGAGCAGCACCGCTAACTTGATTACTATTTCTGCGAGCAACATTTATCTTGACGGTCAAAACTATCAATTAACAGGAAGCGGAAGTAATGTTGGCGTTTGGGCACCCTACGCATACTCAAATGTTACTATTGTCAACATGAACTTGACCACTATGAATTATGGCATGTACTTCGGAGATACTAGCGGAAGTTCTCTTGTCGACATTGAAAACTGCACTATAGACGGAGCAGCTAACTCGGCGGTCAAACTGAACAATGGTTGCAATAACTGTACGGTAAGAAATTGCATTGCAACCAATTCTGGCATCTACAGTTTTCTGATGGACAACGGGGGCCACAACATACTATTTGACAACTTAACCAGCATCGACTCCACCTATTTTAGCTATACTATTGATTTCGACTGCTACAACGTGACGATTCAAAACTGCAACAGCACAAACTCTGGCGGAGTAGGGTATATTTCTGACGGAGAAAACTACAATTTCACCATTCGAGATTCCACTTCAAAGAACGATGCCAAAGGTTTTGAAATCGAGAATGTTGTCAACAATGGAGACCGCGTCATACAGAATTGTTCAGCTGTTGGTTGCGATGGTGGATTGGAACTAGATAGCGCGCAAGGCAACACTATTTCTAATTGTAGCTTCAGCATGAATGCCAGTGGCGTTGGCGTATGGGCTACTAACGGGGTGAACAACACGGTCATAACTCGGTGTATTTTCTCCAATGGCGCAAACGCTATTCTTGACTATACTGGTAGTGGGGTGAAGTCAACCAATGTAACGTACAGCTTGAACAACTTTGTCAGTCAAACGAGCAATCCAATATACATGTCTGGAAGCACCGACAACAACGTTCTCCACAATGCTTATTCGGGAAATTCCAGCGCGAACCATTTTGACACCAATACAGGGTTGACTTTGAATGATTCGAGTTTAGGTTTGACCATGAGCAAAATCGGAGATGGAACAATCTCGCCAGTAGAAGGACTCCATTATGTTAATGGGGGAAACTGGAGCCAAACTTTCACAGCTACTCCAGGCGCAGGATATTCTCTTATCGCGTTCATACTTAACGGGGTGACGGTGGCAACATCAAGCCCTACGACGCAGGCAATCATTACTGATTCAAACATGACAGTTTATTTCAATTTTCTCGGAGATTTGCCCAAAGCCGACCAATACGTTATACGAAACGGTGCTAATTATGACCAAATTCGCGGGAGTGATAATACAACTGTCAACACTAGCACAAACTTTACCTATCTTGCGAATTTGGCGATTGCCAATCTGACTACGGGGCAAACAGTAGTCTTTAACGGAGAAATAAGCCAAGATGGGATGATTTCCGCGTCTGTAGTCAATGTGACATTAAACTATTATCAGGCAACTGTGACATTGACCAGAAGCATAATCCAATGTAGTTTAGACGCTAATAATATCACTGTCACTAACGGACATTGGATAGGATATGGTGGTGGCGGGTCTGGAAATTGTGCGATACGAGTCGCTGCGGCCTATTGTGTGATTAACGGAACGAACATGGAAAATTATATCACTGGTAGCGTAATATTCGCAAATTGGGCTTCTTCATACCTTACTGTCCAAAACTGCGTCATACACGATTGCCAAAACGCCACTTCTGCTTCCACGGCTTGCAACCTACAACAAAACAACGCGAATGAAGGACACAACAATTTTATCAACGACCACTTTTACAATATGGGTGGCGGATTGATGGTTGCCTATGATAACGGACACAACTTAGTGTCAGGAGTCGAATTTGACCATCTGAGCGGCTTAACCTATTATGGC